ATAATCTAACAAGAGTTGCTGTACCAATATTATCAGCAGCTGTTATAGAAGCTTCAGTACCTTTAACTTTAATTACACTAGGCATTATACATTATCCTTTGCGAACGATAGTATTTCGTTATAACCAGCTTCATCAGCGATTAACACACTGTACATTTCGTTTGTATTATTTTCATTCAGGTTCTCAAAAACAATATTCAATAACGAAGCATCTTCTTCAGATATTTCAACAGTTTCGCTGTTTGACAATTCAAACGAACCTGCTTCTATTTCTTCGTAACGACTTGCCTTAGCAAATATCTTTGCTGCTGACAATGGTTTAGCGTTAACCATTTGATCGCCTTTAGCATAAGCATACAATGATTTAACATTTGAGAATACTTCTGCTAACTTATTCTGCCACCACTCTTCAGGATCTTGACCTTCTGTTTTCAGATAATCTCCAATCTCTTCAGCGGCGTAACAAACAAAATGTAGTTGCTTCATCATCATTGGGATTTCTTGCTGGGGACTCTCAAGCAATTCATCTTCTGTAGAAACTTTATCTAACATTTCTTTGAACGTTAACGATATGGTTTTACCGTTTGAATCTTTAATAGTAACTTGTGAAGGCTTCGGCTTAGATTGCTTTTCTAGAGTATCAGCAGAATCTGTATCGGATTCTTGTTTGATGTCAGCTTTCTTTGCTGGTACTTTAGGCTTCTTTTCAGCTTTAAGAGTATCACTATCGCCACAAGCAGATTCTTCCTGATCATCTTCAGGCTTCTTATCTTCAGGCTTCTTAGCATTTACACCAAGAATTTCTGTAATTGATTTCTTATCGGATTCAGCTGATTCACGCGTTGTTGGTAAAGCAATCAGCGGTAAAGTTTGAACCTTCTTAGGCTTTTTATAAGCTTGGTCGTAATCTTTCTCGTCGTCAACTTTATCTGCAATACGCTTGCCTGATTTAATACCATCAATATCACCAGTAAACTGGCTATCTAAAGCAACAGGATGGGGGATTACCTCGATCGTATGCTGATCCTTAAAGCGCTTCTCTTCAGGTGCCTTGGGGTCGATGGCTACCTCGGAAACAAGATCTTTAAAATTTTTCATGTTTAGTCCCTAATATTTAATTTATTTACTTATTTATATTAAAACGGATCATCTGAGTCGGAATGTCCACCGAGGGCTTTTTCTTCCGCGATTTGTTCTTCCATTTTAGTTATATCTTCGTCTGTCATTTGAAGTACATTACGTGTAATCCACTGATGAGAGAAATACTTTCCAGTATACTCAGATATATCTCTGAGAGTATTCAATCGCTCTCTCAAAATTTCAGCTTCTTTTAATTCTTCAAAATAATTATCTTTAACAAAGTCATATCTTAAATCATTTCTGATCTCATTAAATTCCTCAGGTGTTAAAATACCTTTTAGAATCAATTGCTTTTCTAATACAGTATTAAATATCCATGAAAAACGCGATCGGATCCTTCTAATAAATTTACCAAACTTTAATTCATCACGTGTCATCTCTGAAGTTCTGCCAAAGCTTGACATTGCTTCTGGCTCTAAACGAGATAATGGTACCTTCAACGCCTTATATAGTTTGCGCTGAAAGTACTCTAAATTTTCGTTGTTACTCAACCCAGGTGCATTACCACCAGCAAGAGTATCTACTTCTGTTGACCTTTCACCACCTCTACGTGGAAACCAAAAATCTTCGGTCATGGTCATCATTTTCTTAGAATCAGATATTTCACCACTACTAGAATTATACTGTAGCTTATTCTTATGGCGAGCCATCATATCTCTTAAATACTGCTCTGCTTTATTCTTAGGTAAGTTACCTACATCAATATAAAAGATTCTGCGTTCTGGTGCTCTAGTTAACGTATAGATGACAACAGCATCTTCTAACATACGTAACTGATTCAAACCTTTAATCGCAGGATGTAGGTGAGATAGTACTAAAGCATTATTCTCACTCATCAATCCTGAAGTAACTCTAGCAATAGAATCCTTGGATATCTTAATTCCCGACGTGCTGCTAGCAGGTCCGCCTGCTCCTGTACTTGAATTCAGAAACCCTGATTCAGAATACATGTAATACTCATTCTTAACCGACTTAATCGGAACACCAGAATGAGGATCCTTTCCTTTCTTATCAACTTCACGTATTAACTTTAGCTTACGTGGATCAACATATCGTAATTCAATAACACCTTTCTTGATGTCTTTAGGATCAATTACGATATGGTAATTAAGTCTTCCATCTACGTAGAACTTTTGAAACATATCATACGCGTTATTAGTAAAATCAAATAACGCAAGTATAGTATCAAATTCTTTTACAATTGATTTCTTTACTTTATCAGATAGATCTGTTTCACCCAAACTGACTTCAACAACTCTATCATTAGTATCGACACTAATTGCTTCGTTAACTATATCATCTACAGCAACATTAATCTCAGGCTGCATCGCCATAGCACGATATTTTGTAATAAGTTCAGACTCTGTTTTAGCAGAACCTTCCATATCCAATATCGTATTATAAAAACCACCGAGCGCATTACCAACCGTAATCGCTCCATCATCGTTAGAGGGTTCGGCAAAAGATACTGGTAAACTAGTATCTTCTTCTGTCCTCTTTATATCAAAGCCGAAAATCTTCAAAATGTCACCTTTTATTATATAAAATTATGTAGTTGGATTTCCAGTAGTACCTTCAACCTTCCATAGGTCGTATGCAAAGGTAACACCGAATTCCTGAATCGTATCATTACTAGACCAATCCATAGTGATCGCGTCTGTACTGACTGGGAACAATCCTTCAAACACGTACGTACGAATCGCCGTACCGTCTTTGCTGTATTGAGTAATCAATGCATTGGATTTATAATCTTGTGGTAACGCTCTAGTGTTTGAATCATGCGAGTTAATCGCGTTGAGCCAAGCTTCTATTGAGTTACGTACCAAGAAGTCTTCGTCGTTAATGATTGTAACTGCCCAATCTGCAAACGTTCTATCACCAGCATATTTAACCTGTCTGCCAAAATATGGAACAGTGAATTGCCCTACTGTACTTTCGGGCAATCCAGCTGTCTTAATCATAAACGGCGCCTTAAAATCGGCTGACGGATCAATAGGGTTCAGAATTTGCACTTGGAATAGATTGGAACGAGCACCACCGCCGGTAAGCTGTGATTTAAACTCATTTATATTAAATGCCATTCTTATTCTCCTTTATATTTTATATATTTATTAAGTTAGTGAACCAACAATTTCTTCAAACTCAACACCGCTGCGAGTAGCAACAAATGTAAGCTCAATGTTATTGATTGAACGTGCAGGCTTAATAAAGATATTAGCTCTGAATTTACCTTGGTCAATGACGGCAGGAGTATTTACAGTTGCATCAGATATGACTCTGAAATCAACGATTCCGCGCCTACCTTGAATATCACGTAGGAATGGTTCAACAATTCCTTTAAACTGTGCTTGAGTGAATTCGTCGTTCAATTCAAACAAGAACGATTGCGCTGCATTAGCAATTGATTTCTCAACAGCAATAAACAATCTACGAACGTTAATTCTATCGAAAGCACTGTTCTGACCTAAACCAGTCTTATCACCAAACAGTACAATTCCTTGTCCTACTTGACTCATTACTGGGTTAACTTCATTGCTATACAATTGATCTCTTTGAGCTTTATTAGGATTGAACGCAAGTTTAACAACATTCTTGATTACGCCCTTGCGGAAACCAGCAGGAGATTCGTAAGCTTCAACTCTCGAAGCAAGACCAGCAACATCACCGTTAAGCGGAGTGTATCTATAAACATCGTTATAACGATCGTATCTATACTTATAACCTGAATCAATTACTGAGTAAGAAGATGAAGGTAACGAGTTACGATAGTCAATTACGTTGGATAACATTTTTTCTGTCTTGCTTTCATCAACAACGTCTGAACTAGCCGGTGAGATAAACGCAATACAATCTTTTCTGTAATCTGCAACATTCGAGATAATGTACGTAGCAAGATTACCTGCGCTATCACCTTTACCTTGAAGTACAAAAGAAACATCAATTTCGTTTGCTGATTTAAATAAATCGTAACCACCGGCAAGATCTGCTAGAGTTGCATCTGATTCTGTTCTACCTGCTACTGCCCCGGCTAATGATTCATAAGATGAAGTAGAGGTGTTAGCTTCAAAGTGAGCAGTGTTTGCTACCTGAACCCATGCAGACTCTTGAGTAATTATATCTTTATAATAATTAGTCTTACCACTTGATAATTTAGCAGAAGTTGTTGTAGATACATCAGTATATAGTTCTAAGACCGAATCAGCAGCACCGCTAATTGCACCGTCTTGGTCAATAACAGCAATGTGATAGTTTCCATCTTGAGGCTTTTTGGCAAACAAACCTGACCATGCCCACTTTCTATCAATCTTCAACTTATTTAAACTAGTTTCAGGTAAAGTATATTTACCATTGAAAGTAATATCGTAACTGTATGCTGCAATTAATGCATCGTCAGTTTCAACAGTACCACCAGCGTTTCTTGCTTCTTCAGCAATTGAGGCAACAGGAATATTTTGATATCCTACTGAGTTGTTACCGATAACGAATACGTCGTCAATATCAATGTCTGCAATTGGTAACTTGTTAGCTTTAGAAACTTCGAAACTCACGTTGGCGCTATTAAAGGCGATCGTATGAGTAAGGTCAGTATTGCCAGTTATTTTGTTTGTTGGTATATTAGATGTACCATCTTCTCCCATTTGCACGACAGCACCTTCATATGCTTCGCTGCGAACATATGCAATTTCTAACGAATTCCCCAATTCTCCTGGGTATAAACCTTTGAAAGCTCCAGATGTATCAGTTGTAGTTGTAACATTATTTGCTGTAACTCTTGTATAGGTATCTGCATGTGTTGCGCCGTTATCGACACGAGCTACATACAAAGCGTTTGAGTACGAAAGGTAATCTGCAGCTGTAAAAAATGTTTCGTAGTTGGTGTCGTCAGGCGAGCCGTAACGATTAACCAATTCATTTTCTGAGCTAAGCAAAATTGCTTCACCTACAGGACCCCATCTAAACACTCCGGCTATTGCTGCAGGTGGCGTTGCGATGGCAGGAACCGATGCTGATGCGTCTACCTCTCGAACAATTACGGAAGGACTTACGGAAAAAGCCATATTATTCTCCTTTAATATTATTATCTAAAAAATATTCTTTTAATTTATTTAGTTATCACAGTTTTATTTATAAAAAAAGTTAATAGTACATTTCTTTAAAACATGCGATCGTGTTCTGGATATTCGATCCACCCTTGTGCATCAGGGATATCGTCTCCAGTATCAATGAAGCCAAAAGGTAGTAATTCGTCATCAAGCTGTTGTTCTGTCTTTTCTTTTAGTGCTGCTAAAGTATTAATATCTGTTAATTCCCTAAAGAATCTCTGGTCTGATAACCATGCAAATAATACTAAAGTCATTACAAGATCGTCGTTAGATCCTGTCTCTGCTTCATAACTGTTACCCTTTTTACTAAACCGCGATAACTCCTGTATTGTAGTGTAATCTTGTACAATTAACTGATTTTGCTCAATTAATAATTTCAATATAGAACAACCTTTTGATTTTACACTACGTGTTGTTCGTATTCCATGATCAGATCTTTTTCCTCCAAAGTTCGATACTTGTTTACCAGCTCTGCCAGCATTTTCAGTAAAGAGAAGGTTTTCGTAGCCGTAGTCCATTAAGAGTACATCGGAAACTTGCTCACCGATATCGTTAATTTCAACTAATACTGCTGCCTCATTGTACATCAGCCCTATTCTATATATAACAGACGCAAAGTCAACTGGACTTACAGTATTATCTCTATACACACATACTTGTTTATAAGGCATCTCTGTTGTGTCTATTACATTGAACGCAGAATAGTCAAGTCCTTTACCTCTTGACACATCTACTATCATAACATATGAACGGTCTGGTTGTACTATTTCGTATTGCGTAATATGTTCGCTTTCTGCAATTGGTCTCGATGGCGCAAGTTCTTTAAGTTTTGCTCCACTTATTAGAGTACCAGAAGATCCAAGAAACTGACAGCAGTATTCCTGATTAAACTTCTCCATATCAAAATCTAATGCTTCGAGAGTTTCATCTTTCCACTGTTCATCTCTGCCTGGGACATCGTACCACATAACCTCAACGTATTCATAACCGTTTGTACCTTCTTTAGCACCTTTACAGGTTTTCCAAAAATGATTCAATCCGTTGGGGGTGGAGGTCATTAATAATTTTGTTGTTTTACCAGATGATATTGTTGGATATACAGAAGCAAAGAATTCATCAAACCCTTCAATAAACGCAACCTCATCGAGATATAGAAAGGATATAGATTTACCACGAATAGCAGAAGATGTTGTAGTACCTGCATAGATCTTACAACCATTCTCTAACGTGATGTTACCTTTATTCCATTCTTCAATACCTTGCTGCATCCACTTAGGTAATGCTTCATAGGCTAACTGAACACGACCCAGAACCTCTCTAGCAGCATCTCCCTTGTTTGCCAATACGGCAACAGTTTTAAATTCATTAAATAGGATGTAGTGTAATATAACAGCTACTGCAGTTGTTGTTTTACCTGCCTGCCTTGATGTTAATACAGCACAACGCCTTTCATCTGTAATCTTTCGCACAATATCTTTTTGATACTCGTACATGTTCATAGGTATTAAGCCATGATCTACGTGTACAATTTTAATATAGTTTTCAGCAAAGTAAATTGGATCTTCCGCACACTTCATATACTCTTTAAGCATCTCAGGAGTAAATTCAATTTGCTCACCTATCTTTTTGAGATAGGAGTTACCTAAGTAACCTTTATCCATCTGTTGATTCGCCTTTAATCATTTTAAGCAAATCAGATGTAGAAACTATTAGATTGTTATTAGTAACTTGTGCTTGTTGGGAAGTATCTTCTTCTTTAGCATATCTACGCTTTGTTGACATCTCAACGTAATCTTTGTTTGCGTCAAGTAATGTTTTCATTAAGGTTGATACAACTTCAAACGCTCGAGGAGATTCAGACTGTTTTGCGATTTCAGTCATTTCTCTAACTGCATCATCTCCAAGATTAATAATGTTTTCGATATTCTTTTTCGCTAATTCAATATCTTTTAAATTTTCGTCAGCTAATTTTTCCATTGGAACTGGTGGGTGAATAACAGTTTCTTGCGGTAGATTTTTAATATCGTCTACCATCTCGCTTTCTGAAATAATTACTTCATGCTCAATTATCTCAACTGGTGTAGTTCTCCCTGGAATTTTAGTTGTCGTCTTATTTCCAGTTTCAAAACCGGTTTCTTCTAGCGGTGTCATATTCAGCGCGCGGGCAATGCTTTCATCACTCATTGTTATTCACTCCAATTCATATAGTATTATTTATCGCGCAAGCTTGCCTCAGCGAAGTACTACTAAATCTATGGTCTCTATTATTAAAAAATAAATCAATATCACGTCTACGACAGATATCTTTTCCCGTAAAATCTTTATCTCTGTATTCATCACCCAAGATCCTAACATGAATTGTATATAATTCAAGAATATCTTCGAGGTCTTGTTCTGTTGAATACGGAATGATTTCATCAACATAGCGTACTGCTTTTAGTTGACTATATCGCTCAACGATTGTTTGTATAGGTGGGTTCTTAGTGTCTCTATCAAACGAAGGATCCATTTGTAATCCAACAATTAAATATTCACACTGTTCTTTTGCTTCTCTTAACATCTGAACATGGCCTGCGTGTAGTAAATCGAAAGTACTACATGTAAATCCTATTCTCATAATATATTCCTACTGTATCAGTTCTTAACTAGGTTCTGTATCACTTCGTGTTTCTGCTGGTGCCCAGTTATCGTCAAAATCAACTAAACTATAGTCAATTGATATAGACGCGTCTGATGTTGGGGTACCATTTGCGGTTACACCAGGCTGTAATGTTTGGAATTCTTCAAACTCTGTATCAGTTGGTGTATCAGTTGCATAACGCATATCTGTAAATTTAATAACTTTCTTATCCTTCTCAGGACCAAAGAACCAACCTTTCATCGTGAAGTCTAACGTATATAATATAGATCTTCTTGTTTCAAAATCTCCATCGTATATATCTTCTGAGTTCACGCTGTTTAATATTAACGGTATATCGAGCGGTTCCAATTCAGGAATCATTCGTACTGTACTTGTAAAATCTGGATTAAAGAATGGCAAAACTTGTTCTAATATTTTAACTGCGTCTTCGTTATATTTTGCCATAATGTATAATGAGAATCCCATGTTATATGGAGTTCCTGAATATACGAATCTTCTATTGCCACCATCTTCGTCAGCAGTAGTTTTTCTTACTCTTCTTGTTGGCGAAACCTTTCTTTCGGCATCATATGTAAAACTTGTTAGTTCAAAAGACATGCGAGGTAAAGCAATTGCGAAAGGTCTTCCGCCTATTGTATTACCAACAGCATCTTGAGCTGCTCCACCTTGTAACCCCGGATCTTGGTCAAGTCGAGCCAATACTTTTTGATAAGGAGCATACGCTATAGGTACGATCTGTCTTTGTTCTAATGTACCATCGGTTGAAGTTCTTCTCACCTCTAACTGATTAAAGTATGTACCAAATAAAGCTACATACTTGCGAATAGATGAATTGTAAAAATAATTTGCGATGGCCATTATGAGTCACTTATCTGTATATTTTCGCTGAATGGATCTACTTCCGAGAAGTCAAGAATACTATCCCCTTCAATTTCAAAGTCATAGTTGCGAGCAAGATCGTCAGTAGTAGATATTGCATTTAGTGTTGCAGTGTTTGAAACATATATGTCAGTGTTATTAGCAGCAAAGTAATTATCAACAGTATCTCTACCTGTATTAAATCGCTGATTACTATATTCTAATAGTTCACAAGTTAAATCGAATACTTGAGTCTTACCCATTTGATAGAATACACTTTCGTGTTCAACATATGTTATTTCAAACATCTTTTCGTTTATTGGGAAGTATATTAAATCGCCTTCTCTTGGACGAATAATATTGGTATCTTCACGAGTTACATATCTCTCAAATGTTCTATTAGCAACGGTTAGTGTTAATTGATCTCTTACTTCTAAACCAAACTTAGAAAGGAAGTCGCCATCTCCTTCAAAACCTTCCATGTTCTTAACATAGGTTTCAAACTCAAATGTTTCATTATACTCAGGAAAGTCGTCTTCATTAAATATATCATCTCGACCTTTAATAGCCTTACTAATATAAATGACATCCACACCATACTGCCTAATTGATTCTATTACTAAATCATCAATCAGTGTTTGCTCGGTAACACTCGAGTAGTTATTAAAGAATACATTAGTAGCCATGCTTTATCCAATATAGTTATAAGAAAGTGGTTGAAGGTTATTCACTGCGTCTTCTTCCATTGCCTTTCTTTCTTCCCTGCCGTCGGAAAGTATTTGTTCACCGTTGAACTGAACTCCACCAACCAGTGACATTCCAGTAAACTTGGTTAGGTTTGAACCCCACTGCTCTTTAATTAACGCAGCTGCGTAATTCTGTAACCAACGATCTGTCCATACGTCAGAGTAACTGGCTGGGTCAATTACGTCGTAAGCCTCAACGATAATATATTCGCCAACGCCTAATGATCCTTTATCAACATCAAGATGCAATCTATTTACGTGCTTGTTATATCTTATCATAGGTTTACCAACAAGCATTTCTTGCATGAACTCCATATGAGACATTGCCATGAAATAGTTAGTAATATTATATCCAGTGATATCTTCAAGATTGTTTAATACAAATTGGTATTGAACATTAAACATTCCAGAGCCGGCAGATAAACTTGACTGTAAATTGAATATACCAGAAATGCCAAGTAGTTGCTCAGGTAACTGAACATAGCCGTTATCTTTGTCTGCTTGAGTAATTTGGTGTTTTAGATATACTAATTGACTACCGTTATAATGATAGTCTCTCCAGAAATCAACAGCTTCATCAATACGATCTTCGATCTGTTCGTCAGAAACGTTAATGTCAATTACTGGCGCACCGAGCTTTCTCATAACCCAATCTTTGAATGTTGCCCTGCTTGTAGGTTGTGCCATTTCTATATCTCTATTTGTTTATTATTATATTTATTCTAGTAGTCTGACTCGCAAACCCCAACTAGTCTCACTAAATAAGTAGCTAATTTGGTATCAGTAAAGCTAGACCCCTTTACCCAACACTCTATCGTCCAATCTGCTATCATCCTTGATTCGTCGGAGACGTAAGCAGGCAAAGCTACTTGGGCCAGCATCTCAAGCTGAATACCTTGACTGGTGTTCACAGCAACGAACGGGCAACTGTTCCAAGTCTCTGCGCCTAAAGACACTCCAGTTGTATCGTTGCTTGCGCCGTACGCGTACTTATTAATAGACTGGGAACTGTTTTGTTGCCCTGTTGGTCCATAAGAAGTATCTGAATAGCTAACGACAAACTTAACATGAGTAATAGCGCCGCCATTATTTGTCATCACCGTGGTAGGGGTGGTTAACCCATCAATATTAGTAGTGGAAGAGGGATTTATTGTGTAAAGATAGTTGTTATTGCTGCTACTTCCACCACCACTACCATTTGCCGCACCAAAATCTTCAATGTTAATTACAACCCCGCCACTCACACTAACAAGATTCAATTTAACTTTCGGGTAGGCGGTAACGGTGTAGTTGCCAGTGCCGTATGCCATGGCGACTGCATAGTCACTAACCGAAGGTGATTGTCTAACAACGCCAGTTTCTGCTGGGTATTCGCCACCGCCTGTGCCACCAGTGGCAGGCGTTACTTGAGCCCCATTAATAATATTTAACATGTGTGATAATGACATTACGCTGTTCCTGAATATGTGACTTTATAATAGCCAGTTGCTGTTACACTCGATGGCGAGCCGCCACCAGCTACATACCCTATTTCTACTTTTCCTACTCCTTCTACTGTACCAACGGCGTTGCTTTGCTGGTTATTGTACCAAGTTATCTCACGAGTTGTGTTGAGTGGTATCCAAATATTTAAGGATGAGCTGTATGTGGTTGATATGCTAGCTCCGCTGAAATTTGAGAATCTTATATACCACGTATTGGACGGGTTAACTCCAGTATTAAACGTTGGAGTAATGTTATTCCATTTGGTTGTGGAATATAGTGTTTCGCCATTACCTTGAGTATTATTTGGATGCTGCCATTTATAAACGTTGCCGTCTGCTTTAAATCTCCAGCCAATCTCGAGGGGGCCAGTACCAATACCATCCCAGACTTCCTCTGGGGTCGAGGTGGTGCCGTGAAGAGTAACTGCTTCAGTTGGCGGAGTAGCTGATTGCGCAGTATAACCAACCGCGGATCCAATCTGATAACCACCGCCTACACCAGATAATAAGGTAATCTGCCAATGGCGATAGGTTGCCCAAGTTGGTTCTGCAACAGATCCGTCCAACGACCAAGCAATCGTTGATGGGAAAGTTGGAGTGTACGCGTTTGAAGTTGTATCTAGTAAAACACAAGTCGTTCTACCTTCTGACGCTCCGCTTATCGTAAAGCTCTGATTTCCAGTCATTATACACGTTTGCATAGCATTAGAGAATGTAACATTTGATGTAATTACAGAAGGAGAAGGATGTAAACTACCATGAATGCCAGATGCACCAACGATATTATCAAGTCCTATATTATCCGTAATCACCTCAGTCCCGCTAACTTTTACAGCCATTTTAGTTTCCTATATTATTCTTCGCTTAATTCTGCTGCTATATCGTCTGCAGCTGCTTTAGCGTTTGTTTGACTCGTTACGGTATCTAATTCGCCTGCTTCGTTATATACCGCAGGTACTTCAACATAAATATCGCTTGGATGATCTACTATTCTACAAGTAACGTAAGTAGTATTTACACCGTCCTCGCCCGTTTCAGTTCGTGTATCTAATTCGTATGCCATTGGTTTTCCTATTAGGTTATTGTTACGTCAACAGCGCCAGGCGCGCCGACCCAGCCATTCTTTGAAGAATCGTTATTAGCAGAACCTGTGAAAAGCCCAGTATTCCATATCCACCGAGTAACATAATCGCCATCTCTTATAAATGTTGAATACGTTCCTGAAG